AGAGCGATCAAAAGCTATCATACCATCTTTGGGTGAGATGAACTTCCATCCACCTGCGTGTCGAACTGCAACTGCCTGCTCTCTACCTGCCCAATCCGATTGTGCGTTGGTGCCAACGATCCAGCACTCTCCGTCCTCAACTTCTGTTGGCGGGGTGGAAATGGTCCCTTCCACAGATAAATGCAGAAGAGCATCGATTATGAGTTGGGCCTCGTTGTAAAAAAATTCTTTCTGGGCTTGGCCCGCGAACAACAAGGGCAACTCAAAGTTTGGGGATTGCGACGTGAAGGTGATGGGTTCTGTCATGATTTGGCTCCACTATGGTTAGGAGATCGTGGTGATACGAGTGGCTTTCGACACTCCGAATGAGCCGATTTGCTTCACCCAAAGTTGAGAGCCCTGATACTCATTGATCAATTCTGATGCGTCTTGCGAATTGATCGTGAGTTGATCTGAATCCGCTCGCCAGGAAACGGCTGGCTGTTCGGTTGACCCTAGGCCGACCAGATAGGATTCGGTTTCTTCGATAAGCGGCAGATCAACTAGATCGGCCCATTGCCATTGCCCCCGCGCTCTTCGGGTCCAGTGCAATGTCCAACTGCCATCGGCGTTTGCTGAACGATGTGCATGAACCGGGGGTAATGGGGCGCGTGAAACACCAGTCAATTGGCGAGAGGCATAGACAGGCTCCGCATCAGCCAACCCGATTGCGGCGATTTCGGCATAGTCATTGGGAGCAATCTCGCGGGGATCCAGCGCAACCAGTGCGGCATCAACCAGCACAGCTTCGGAGCCCGCAGCATGGCCCTCGAACGCGGCGCCCTCGGTTCCCCCTCGACCTCTCAAAAGCCCTGAGAGTCTCCACTTCGTGTCGGATAACGGCTCCGCACATAGGAACTGCAAGACCTCGCTTCCAACAGCGATCCGGTTTGCTCCAGAAGCAAGACCTGCAATCGTCGTTGAATGTAAATTCACTTCACTATGCGTAAACTCGATATCTGCGCGGCCTGAAACTTGGCTGGCGCTTGGGATTAAACTCCCTGCTTGGTTCACGAATAGTGACGCGCTTCGCCATACCTCGCCTGTTCCACTTGCGGCGGCATATATATGGGGTGTTGATGAAGAACCCATCCCATCCCAAGGCAATTCAATTAGCGTGAGCGCAGTTTCGGAAGTCAGAGCGTCCAACGGCGTATTGATAGAACCTGACGTCGTCTCCCCAACCGAAACCAACTGGGGCGCTATCCGCTCCAACTCAAGCGCAACGCCTCGATCCATCCACTCCCAATTGCGGATCATCCATTGGCCCGGAAACCCCGGAACCGCCACAGCAGACCCAGGGCGCAATGCCCCATCAAGTTCAGCAATCTGCCAAATCAATGTGTCACGCTGCCAACGGGCCGCTAGAGTCTGGTCATTACAAACCTTGCGAGCGGCGTATGCATTCATTGCCGCCGGTAGCTCAAGCATGACTTCCTGACCCGAAGACGCAACGCCGATAGTGCGTTGGACACCCGCCTGATAATCCCGCTCAATTTCGAAATATCTCAGCGCTCTGGGTTCTGGCAGGGTGGCTGCTGATCGTTGACGCTGACGCTCATGCGGCCTTGATTGAGACGATTCTTTTTCCTGCCCTAAACCTGTTGGCAGCACGGGCGGTTGCGCATCATTGGCACCGCTAGCCAGGGACAGGCTTAGGCCAGCTTCCGATGTATGACATGATAATGGAAACGCGCGACCTAAGGATTGGAGCAATTGCAGCACAGGGCCGCCGCGATCGCTAAAGCCGCGCAGTTCTGGGATCGGTGAGTCCGATTTGGCCGCGAAAGGGACTAAATCGCTCAAAGAAAGGTCGGCGTTAGGATCGGCCAAGACCTCGAATGTTAGCGCAGGAATTCTGTTGCCGAAATCGCCCAATTGCAGGTTCTCAAATACGGCATAGGCCACGTTGCGGAAGCCCGGGCAGTTTGAGCCAATCGCAGAGGCGATCAGTGGGTCAGGTGATTGCTCGCCATGCCCTTCATAGATTCGCAGGGTGCCCGCAGTCTTGAGATCACCGGCAGCACCCCTCAGCAGGTTTCCATCAGCCCAAATCCGACCAATTTTGGAGATAGGACGGCTCGAAATAGCCACGGCAAAGGAGATCGAATAGGAATAGGTAGTCGTCTTGGGTTTGCCTTTGCCGTTGGAAGATGTCTCGCTCGTCTCTTGTAAATCGGTCGCCCAGATGATTGTGCCTGGCATACGCATGGAACCGAAAATGCGCGGGATCGCTTGGCCATAGGTGGAGGTGGTGACCGAAAGGTCGCTTATTCGCGGACCTTCATAGGAGTCAGGGCCAAAGGCAGCGCCGTCAATTTGTTGGCCGACAAACGCGCCAATCGCTCCTCCAATGGGTCCTCCTACAGCCGTACCAACAGCGGTAAGCAACAATGTCGCCATTGTGAATTCCTTCGATTAGTTTTGGTAGCGCCAGTGCTTCAGGACATCCCAATCCATGAGGGCCCTGATCCGTGTCACTCGGCGTAGGCCCGCATCAGCGTGAACGAATGCATCGCTTCCGAGCGCGATCATGAGATGCAATTGCGCTGGTCCAGTCTGAACCAACAAGATGTCGCCCGCTCTTATCCGGCCGTCGACGGGCGAAAGGCCGCTCGCGGCTGCGAAAGGGATAAATTGTTCCGGCGATGCGTTGCGCAGCGAATAGCCCGTCGGCAAGATCGGCTCGACTCCAGCCTTGACTAAACTCGCGGCTACGACGCCGACGCAGTCCAAACCCGTGTTAGGGCGCCTGCCGTGTAAGCGAAATGTCGCACCGATTAACTCTTGCGCGGCCTCCGCGATCGCCTCTCCTGCAACGTTCATAAGGGCGTCGGATAACGTGCCAATAGATCGTTACCCGGCAGGAATGGTTCCCCGCGAAAATTGACAGCATTGCCAAAACGGGAATTGCAGGTTGCAATCGTATGGTCGCATCCCTCGCGAAGATAGGCTGACCGCGCGTTTGCGGATTTTGGATGCAAGGGCTTGTCGAGGATCAAGGATGAGCCAACCGCCGCCATGATCCCAAATCGAATTCCCGTTTGGGGGCCATCGAGAAAGCGCAATTCTCCGCTGGCGTAATTGCTTGGACTAGGGACGTCCAATCGAACTGAATTGGCATCCAAATCGACGCTCTCGACAGCTGCTCGCCTACTGAACAAAGTAGCGGATTGGCCGCATTGCTTGTCGCAAAATTGAGCGCGGCAGGTGGGGCTGGTTCGGGGAACCAAATCCGTTTCGAGGCGCGACTTTTCGGAGAGAAGGTTGGCGGTGAAGCCCACACCATCGTCTTCGATTGCGCCTATCCGACCCACATAAAAGGTCTCGTGTTCGAGCGTTTCCCAATTAACCGCGCCCACCAATATCCGAGCGTTGTCATAAAGCCCAGCGGCCAGATCTTGCTCAGATATCGTGTCATGCGTGAGCGCGCCGCTTGCCTCCGCGTCGTCGCTTTGCAAACCGCTGGAACGGCGGATCGCCGTGGGCTGCATCCCCGGCGCTGCGCGGTGCTTTACCCCATTGAAGACCAGTGCTCGATCATGGCTGGTGAAACCAAGCGTGACGCCATCCGTGCGATAAATGCGCCAAAAGGTCGCCACGCCTTCCAATTCTTGCTGAAAAAAGATCGTCACCTCATTCTCCCTCGCGAATTTCGACGAGAGGAACGCTGGGTGCCTCACCCGCTTCAAAATTCACGCCGGATATATCCAGCCTATCTTCGGCGAACCGTGCTGGAACGTCGAACAGGAAGCCCGCGCGCACTTCTACCTCCGATTGGGGAGGGATTTCCAGCCGAACCATCCCGCCCTCGAGCAAGGCCCAATCCGTGACTATGTCGCCATCAACGCTGACCAGCACGCTCGCCGGTTTTGGCCGCGTAATCCTGCGCAGCTGAGGCTCTGCACCGCCGCCATAAGATTTGGTGAGCTGAAAATCAGTCGTCAAACCATCGCCAGTCCCGAGCAATTGATCGGATGGCGTGGGCTGGCCCGTCATTGTGTTGGAGCTGAAATCAAACGGATCGGTTACGCGAAAGCCGCGCGCTGCGCCCCGCCGCGCTCTGAAGAATTCGATCAGCTCGCTCAGCTCTGTTTCTGATCGGATGCCTGGCCCCACATCGAAATGAACGCGCGCATCCGACCATAACGAATTGCGCCTTTCATGGCCCGAGGATGTGACCGCCACTGAGGTCGAGAATTCAGGGCTAACCGCAGCGGATCGGCCAAGCGGGAAGGGATAAACAACATCATCGAAGGCCTGCACATCCTTCTCCTTTTGATTGGGAATTCTCGTGTATCCATCGCGCGCAACCTGCGGCAGCGCCCATACGAACCGGCGTTCGATACCGCGCGCGGCGGCTTCATCCAGACCGGCGTCAATTCGCGGCCAATATTGTTCAGCATCTTCGGCGAGCAGGACGAAGCCGGACAGATAATCTTGTTGTGCGACGGGATATCCCAACCGCTCATCGACAAAATCAATCGCATCGCGGCGCGCGGCATTCACGCCATCAGTCAGCCAATCATAATCTTCCAATTGCAACCGATCGAATGCCGGATTGGCCCAGCCCAGCGGCATGTTCGCGCGGTAAAGTTCGGGCATC